CAATCGAGTGCTTGCTGGCGAACCGTCAGCCTGTAACTGTCGCCGGGCACCGCAGCCGGCGATACGCCAAGCGCGAAGCTCACTGTGTGATATCGATTCTGGACCTGCCAATTTGTCACCGAAACGTCCGGAGTGGCGTCGGCGACGGTAGGCACGGGGAACTGCTGTGCCGGTGGCGCAGCCTGCACGCGGATCACAACCTCCTTGACGATCGGATTGTGGCCGGCTACGTTGTCCCACACCGTATAGAAAAAACGGTCGAGTCCAAAAAACGACTGGAACGGAGTGTACACAAACGTGCCGTCTGCGTTGACGACAACAGTGCCACGGCTCGGCCCGTACATGGGGAGCAGCGCGAACGTCAGCGTAGCCGCACTGGGGTTGACCACCACATCGGACAGGTCGCCGTTGAGCACCGTGTCGAGGTCTGTCTCGCCATAAAAATTACTGGGAATCGGCACAACTGGCCCGCCGCCCGGAACAGCCGGATCGTTCTTGACGAGACTCGTGATATGTTGTTCGGTGAGACCGCGATTACCGATCGGCACGCTCCACGGAGCGTAGTTCAGTACGATCTTGTTGGTTTCACCGGGGCGCGCGTGGATAGATTTGCAGCAGCACGTGTCACAGGCGTTAGCGCCCATTCCACCGTCGCGAGGATCTACCGAAAACGTGAGCATGTTGGTGGTTCCTTCGCGAGCTTCCAGTTCGAAAACCTCGGCGGTGTCCCGCCGAGGCGTTGATCAGGTACATTGCGGCGTTAGCCTGCCGGGATGACGCACTTGAAGCACGGCATCGAGACGAGAGCAACGGCCGGGTTGCTCGGGCAACCGGGAGTGCAGGTGAGCGAACCCATAAGGGCCTCCTTCAGTCCGACGTAACCACGTTAAGGGGTGGTCACTTACCCTTCGTTTTAGCCGCCACAGCAGCAGCGGCGGCAGCCGCAACACTATCGGCCGCAGTCCTCGCCGGGTCAACGGCAACAGCGGCCGGAACAGGCTGCGGCGTGCTCGTTGCCACGGGGGCATGGGCGTCAGCCTGTGCAGCCGCGAGAGCCAACCTGTCCGCTTCGTCTTTCGCAGCCTTGGCGGCGGCTTTCTGCGCGTCCTCTGCGGCTTGTGCCTCGATCTGTTCGGAGGTTGGACCGCCTGCGGCAAGCTTGGCGTTGTACTCTTCCGCAGCCTTGTTGTAATCGGCCATGAGTTCTGCGGTCACGCCAGACGCATAGTCCAGACGAACCATGGCTTTCGCGATATCTTGAGGCAGAAGGATCAGTGCAGATCCGGTTTCCCATTCAACGCGAATCGGGTTCTTGTAGAAACCCGTGCGGAATGCGAACCAGCTCGTTTTACCGATGGTCCCGGACGTGTACTTGGGCACCACCGCAAAGAGTCCGGATTCGGTCTCGACAGCGCCGTCCGAACGCTTGGAGAGCTTGGGCATACCGTCCATAACGAATGATCCTTGCTTTTGCGGTGGGATCGTTTGCTCGGTCCACCTCTTGCCTAACAAGGACATCCATTTCCTCGTCGGCAACGAATTCGAGTTTGGCTGTACGACGATTTTCGTGCAACCGGGTATACATAGGGGACACCAGCTGAGGGCGTCCGTCTTTCATCACAGCAGTCTGCGCTGAGTTCGTGTGCGGGGCAAAATCCCACCCCGGCACACGAGACCAGACGCTAATCCGACCGTCATTTTGGGATGCCGGCAGGCGCGCAAGGATCACTACCCGGTCGCCCGGCTGTACCCTACGCGCTTTGCCGAGATCCTTACGCATCAAAGCGCCGGCGACATCGGACCCTGACGGATCAGGATGATACGGAGGTCCGCAGCTTCGGCGGCGACCACCGGCTGGAGACGCACGAAACCGAGCCCACGGCACGGGATGGTACCCGAACAGATGGTGCCGACGGGGGTGCCTGCCGGAATCGTGAACTGCGCATCGGTGCCAGCGACGACAGGGCCTTGGCAGATGGAGATTTCCGGAACGTCTTCCCACGTGCCGGGAACGCAGGGATCGGCATCCGACGGCGGTGCGGTCTGCACCTTGAAGACCTGATCGGCGGCAAGAGCCGCGATCACTTCGAACGACCAACCGAAGCGGACAAACTTGCGGATGTCAGCCGCACGATACGTCGTGCCGTCCCAAGCAATGGACGCCACGTTCTGGATACCGGGATTGCTGTTCATGGCCTGTGGCCCTTTCTTTCGCGATGTTGTGGCCCTTGCGGCTTATTCCGCAAGGGCTCAGGCCACGGATCAGCCGCCAGCGCCGACCACAAGGGTACGGGCAGCGGGGCAGCACATCACGAAGCCGCCATCTTCGGCACCGAACTGGTACTTGACGCACCAAGCCGAACTGCCGCCGATATACTGCTCCATGAACATCGGACGCTTGTTGACGGCAGCGTAAGCCATCTCCCAATTGCCCGCCGCTGCGATGAACGAGCCGGCGACGAACGGGGCGTCGTCGGACCCAAGCGTGCCGCCGTCCGTCGGGTCGGGCAGGCAGTTGGAAATCCGAATGCGCTCACGCACATCGTCCGGGCTGAAGGTCATCAGACCGTCGCCGAAGATGAAGCGGCCGTTGGCGTCCACCGCCGAAGCGAGGTAGGCGAACACGTTCTGGTGCATGGTCGCCACGACCGGGCCGTACTCGACCGGGGCCGAAGCGATGAACCGACGCCAATCCTGATGCGTGAAAGCAAGACCGGGCGTCGACAGCTTGGTGAAGCAGTCGGCGGTCAGCCAGCCGAGCGGCTCATTGTTGCCGTCGCCGGAGATCATGGCGCGGTTGCGGTTGATGCGGTAGGAGCGCGCCGCCGAGCGGAACATGAACGACAGCAGATCGTAGTTCGCCTCGGTGAGCACCTTGCGCTGGAAGCAGAACACACCACGGAAGTCGTAGGTGCGGCCGTTCATCCAACGGATGTTGCCTTCGGGGCCGAGCTCCGCGTCGCACTTGGCGTCGCAATCGTACTGGCCGATCGCGCCGTAGTCCATGATCTGCGGATACATGAAGGTCGACCGCGAGACGGTGACCGACGCGTAAAGGTCCATGAGCGAAGCGCATTCGATATTGCAGTCGACTTCGATGCCGAGCATCTCGGGCGAAAAGAACGCAGCATCCAGCGACGCAGCATCGAACGCCTTCTTCTCGTCGGCGCTGAGGTCGCGGATGATCTGCGTGCGGGCCGAAGTGCTGTCGGCCTTCACCAACTTGCGAGCTGCCGAACGATAGTCGGCGGCTTTGACAAGATTGGTCAGGTCGGCCTTGAACTCGAACTCGTCGCCGCCCTTGTGCAGGAAGTGCCGACGCTGAAGCTCGATGGCTGCCTTGCGGTCGTTGTCCTGCAAGTCCTTGCCGCCCTTGATGATGGGCTGGTCGAGTTCCTTCTTCACGTCGTCGAGCATCTTGGTGAGACCCTGCGTGGTCTTGGCCAGCTCGGCGTACTCGTCGCCCATCTTCTTCAGGACAGCCTTGTCCTCGTCCGACATGGCGGCTTTCTGCACGCCTTCGAACTTGGAGGCAAGCTCCTTGTACTTCTCGTCCATGTCCGTCTTGGACTTGGTGAGCGCGGTGCTGATGTCGCCGATGTCCTTGGTCACCTGCTCGAGCATCTTCTCGGCGGCCGTCGGGTCATCCTTGGTCAGGTAGATCCGAGGCTCGGCGTGCGCAAAGGTGGACCCCGCCAACAGCGCGAGGCCAAGGCTGGAGATCAGCAGGATTCGATTCTTGGTGTGCATGGTACTGGCGTCCTTGTTTTGGCGGTTGGTTGGGGCTCACTGAGCCATTATGGCCTTCATCTGCGCCGTGAGGTCGGCGAGCTTCTGAACCTTCTCAACCGCCAGCCGGGGCGGGTCATTGAATGGGGGCGGCGAAACAACAGGGTCAGCCACCGCCCCCTTATGGAACAACGCAGCTGAAGCCTTAACAGCCTGTGTCACACGCTTCGCGTCATTCCGACTCTTAACAACACCAAGGGCGATCAGGCCCTTCTCGAACTCGGTGATGGACGTGTATACGCCCTGTTCCCGGTTCTTCACAAATTCCATGGTAGCTTCGGGGTTGCCCGGGAACGGCACCACGCTGACTTCGTACAAGTCACCCTTGTCGATGCGCAGCCACTCGCCACCCTCGTCCTCGCTGCCTTCAATTGCATACTTCTGCAACATGAAGCCAACGCTGAACGACAAACCGCCAACCATCTTGGCAGCAAGCCACGCGTCCTTGGCATAACCGATCTCGAGGTTCAGCTGTGCTTCGATCCACAGGTCACCGTTTCGGTATTCCAGCACCTTAATGATGCCGGCCACGTTGCGCCAATCGTGGTTCAGCAGTAACTTGATGCCTTTCGGGCCGGTCAAGCCGTTCTTTACGATGGACTCTGCAAACGCATTCGGCATAACTTTATGCCGGTAAAGATCCATATCTTTGGTGCTGGCCCAACCGGCGATATACCCGTCCGGCAGGTTGTCGCCTAGAGCCTTCATCTCCGCGCGGCTTGCAGGCTTGAACTTGACATGGTAGGTCTGCTCGACCGACACGTCTGCGAACGCGCTGGGAGCTGCCTTCGTCAAGTAGATGCCCATTTCCGATTCCCTGCCATGCCCAACGGCCGAATTCGAACCATCCCGCTGCACCGGAAATTTATCAGGTTGCGCAGCGATTGCAAGCGGAAAAGAAGCCGCTAACCTGTTCATTTTGCGCATTTTTATGCTCCACTCGTGGATTGTGTACTGTTTTGGCGGTTAGTGGCACGCAAAGCCGCTTCTCTATCAAGTTGAGCACGCTGTTCAGCAGTCAACGCAGGATAACCTGCCAACTCACGTTTCTCGTCGGACGTCAAGAAAGAAACGTCCTCTAATTTGTTGGCACGACTGGACCTGCTATCCTGGATTGCATCGATGGTGTCCAGGTCAAAACGAATGCGTGCGCCGTACGGGCACACAGCCAGCGTCAACCCCGTGGCAATTGGCGTAAGGAAATTCGGGATAATAGTATCTTCCCAGAACGCTTGACGAGATTCGATATAGTTGCCAGCAAACTTCGCACCATCCGCAGCCCCCATGCCGACAAGGCTAATAGGGATACCGAACGCACCATAGATCATACGAGCCATGTCGTCCAGCGGCATTTTACTGTGAATGTCGCTGAGGTTATTGTCCAGCGTATGTACTTCTACAGAAGTATTGTAGAGAAACAAAATATTGCCGGATTCTTCACCGTCTGGAACAGAATTTTCGAGATGTTCTTTAATAGCATCTTTCTGTTTAACGGTCAGCGTCTTCTCTGCTGTGATGATATATTTATTATTCGGGTGGCCAGAGGCGGTATCCCACGCACGCTGCAATAACAGTTCGATGATTTGCGTAGGCAAACCAATCGCGCCGAGGACGTTGCTGTTGCGTGTCGACTCAATCTTCGCGGCCAAGTTTGGTGTATAGATTTCGTAGAGGTACGACTGGCCTTCGCTTGCACGTTTGCGCGTCGGCATAACTTCACGATCAGACTCGCTGCCGTATTCGTACTCTCGCACATTGCCACGGGGGTCCAGGGTGGCACGCACGTAACGCGCGTCCAGCGGGTAGACAGCGTTCAGTTGGTTGTTCACGCCAGAGATGCCAACCTTGAACGGGATACGACCGTAGCAGGCCAACGTCAACGCGAGCCAGTAGCGCAGCATGTCCGGGGCCATGTTGTCGTTTGGCGACGCCAGCACAGAGTTGATCGTTTTGATCACAGCGGCACCTGCACGCTCGGAAGCCACGACATCCGGGTCAGGCTCGGCGTACCACTGCACTTGCGCGACAGAACTCGCCAGCTTGTGCAAAGCACGGAACACAATCGGATGTTGCATCGCGCGTTCGGCTGCAACAACATTATTGTATTCGATGATATTCTTTGTCTGCCGCCCAATTAGTCCGAGTGGCGCGCGCGGAGCTTCATTCGGCTTGCGTACAGGGGCGGCCTTGAAGAAATTGAAGAGTGATGGCAGTTTCATCTTTTGCGTTTCCCAAAGCCGAACTTGATGACACCACCGTCTGCGCTATCCGATTCGCCGCCCTCGGTCTGGCAATCTTCGGTTGCGTAACGGACAGCGTCCCAATAGTGATTATGTGCGTCGACCGGGACACTAAGCCGCTTGCCGGTCAGGCGATCTTTCTGCCACGAGTACAAACGGGCCTCTTCACGCATCTGCTCGCATTCCGGGTCAATGATGATTCGGTAACCCTGCAACCAAGTGATACCAGTCTTAACCGACCCCGGTCCCTTCTTGGCGGGATGGATATTAAACCCCTCCGAATTCAGGTGATCGATTGTGCCGGGCTGGGAAGAATCTCCCTTAATTAGATCATCGTCGCTGTCCACCACTTCACGGATAGTGGCAGGTAGCTCGCGCAGTGGGATACGTCCACCGGATTCGCGAGCAATGTAGATTTCACGCCGTGTTTCGTTGACGTAGACTTTGACAAAAGCGTTCGGATCACTACCGAAGCCCCAATCTGCACCGTATCGTGGCGCAATGTGGTCTGGTACCTCGACACGGCCAATCACCACATTGGTGAAGATCTTGCCTTCGAAGTCGTTGTCGTAGTCGCCACCCCACACGTGTTTATACCGCAGCGGGTTACCTTGCTGCATGTGCCACATCTCTGTGGGCATAGTCGTGTGGTAGAAATACGGGTTATCTTCAATGCCGACACGGCAGATATAACTCTGCGGCGGGGGAATGAATATTTCACCTTGCTTGGTGGCACCACCACGGAAATAATTGTCGACCGGATCCTCAGGCTGTTCCGGGTTCCAGGTCCACCAAATCTCCGAACCGGGCTTGCGGATTGTCGGGATAAGGATTTCCATACTGCGGTTGTTGATGGTCCGCGCTTCTTCAACCCAGCAGATATCCGCACCTTCCAGCGATTTGGCGGATTCTGGGTTGCGGTCGAGACCGATAAAAGTAAACCGGCTTTCCGTGCTACGGTGCACAATCTCGCGCTCGTAAATTGCATACTGCTCGAGGAGTTGCAATGTACGGATCTTCTGTTCGATCAGTTCCTTCACTGAATCGCGAATGGAGTTTTGGAACTGGCGCGCGCAGACAATGCGGTACGACGCGCGTGACGCCATGATTGTAAGCGCTGTGCCGCAGCCGTGGGACTTAGCGGACCCACGGCCGCCGAACAACGCTTTGTGGCGGTACGGCTGGTAGAGCGGCAGGAACTTCTCGCCAACGTACACGTCCGCCGTGCCCATCTCCGGGCCGCCGTTGTGTCCAATACCAATTGGCGAGTGAGCATTCACGCTGCTAGACCTGCGGCCGGGACACAGGCTTGTTGATCGGAGCACCAGACGGCACACTCTGCGCCTTGACGACTTGCGTCCCGGTCGACTGTGCGATACGCTGCGCTGGCGCAGAAACAGTACGCGCAGAAGACGGTGCCCGTTGCATTGCAGGCTTTCCACATCCGCAACCCATTTACTTCTCCTTCGAATTCTTCGTGTTGTAATTGGCAGCCATCATTGCTTGGATGGCGACCGGCGAGGTGGATAACTGAACACGTGCGAGCACGGACAGTTTGCGCGGTGGCGCTACGGCTGCGACCAGTCGTTTCACAGCAGCCAACCTATGATCACAGCGACCCCCGTGGCAAGCCCCAAACCGACGATGACGCCACGGAAAAATAAGCAGCATGGACAATCTGTGTAAAAATAATCCATCACACGCGAAGTCCAGTGTTCGGGTGTCGAGCACCAGGAATCGAGATACTTCAGGCTGGACCATGCCATAAAGTTGGAAAGCCAGTTATCGGACCAGTCTTCCGGAGCTGTCTGACCAGCTGTCACATCGGAAGGTCGAAATTTGAAAGCCTTAAACATAGAATGCTCCTTAACGCGGAATGCCTTTGAGGGTAAGCGAAGAACCAACGTTTAAACCGTTAGCTACGTCTACGAGGAATTTGATATGCGTCAGAGCTCCTGTGGTCAGCAGAGTTGTTCCACTGGAGCCGTTTGCTCTGCCGCTAGTCCACAAGGAAGTCCACAAGCTAAGCATTTCGGCCCGCAGTCCTGTAGCACCTTTATCAAAATTGCCTTTTGCTTGTCCAGGACTAGCTAACGTTCGCGCCATGGACGGAAATACACGTCCTGCTGTAGCGT